GAATGGGTAATTAATTGATATAGGGACAACTTTGTCGGTAAACATTTTTTTAGCATCAGCTCCTGATTTAGATAGTATTCCATATCTACTATCACTCGCAAGAGTGGCTAAATTAACGGTTTCCGCAGAAGACATGAAAGAAAATCCAGAACGTCTGTTTTTAAGGTAACACATCCCATAACACCTTTTATCTACTTTACAGGCTTCCCAGAATAAATAGAACAATCTATTTGCTTCTCTAAAATCAGGGGCTCCAACGTCTATCTTGCTCCACTGCAAGTACATATAGTGTGTGCCTGTTATATAAGTTGATTTTCCATTGTTTATAAACCAAAAACCCTCCTCCCTTCTTTTGAACTCCTCATCTATATAATCAAACCATTGTTCTTTTTGCTCTTCCGGATAACTCCTCCAATCAAAAATATTTTTAATGTTTTTTAGCTCTTTGGGATACTCGGCTTTGACCCACTTATTTTTCTTGTGTTTAAAGACTTTTTTTGGTGGTTTGGGTAGAGCTATCTTTAATCCTTGTATCTCATATATCTCACCTATTTGCCCGTTGTGAGACAACACCACAATATCATGTTCTTTGTCATAACCGTGCTTCCACTTCTTACCCTTGTTAAGTCTACTAATAGTAGTCTTTTTTATAGGGTCGATTATTTTATATAGTGTTTGTTCGTACATTATTTTGATCTTCCTTCTGCGAACCCTTTAAAAACTCTTTCTTTCTTTTCTTCCGGCGTTCTACCCTCGAGTATATTCTCTTCTTCTTGGATTCTATTAAGTATTTCAAAAGCATCAAATATCGCGAGTTTTTTAGTGGCGGCAGCATTTTTAAGTCTGTCTGCTGTAATATCATCTCCACTATCAACGATAGCCTCTTTCGCCACTTTAATGAGTTCTTCAACTGCTTTGTGCCCAGCTTGGATTATACTCCTCTTCGTTTCCTTGATGTTCATATTTGATTGTAATAAAATTAGATAAAACTCGATATAGTCTTTCGCCATCAACGATAAACTCATATTCACTATTTGGTCTATAACCAACTAGATCTCCAACCTTAACCGTACCGTCAGAATATTTAACGATACCTTGTAAAGGTTTTTCAGGCTCAGTATTAAACTGATCTGTAGCTTTCAAGGGTATTACAAAGCAATATCCCTTTGGAGCTATCCACTTATCATTTCTTTTGTGTAAAAAGATTTGATCTGGTGTTATAAAATAGATGTTCTCATTAAAATAACTTCTACTATTTTTTTCATCTCCATTCACGTCGTGCCACCTGCGAAACACGTTGTGATGTACAACGACCGTGTCTCCTGGTTCTATATCTGTATTGCCAATTATAGGGGTTGATATAACCTCTGCCTCCCTGTTAACATACTGATGATTATAAATCTCAGTGTTTAGAATTAACTCGTTGCCGTCTAACTCCTTTGTATTGTTATATCTTTCTCCCTTTGGCTTTACAACGAAGTTGTAAACACTCTCCACTAGTACTCTAGATTATATTCTACAGATACTGCCATGTTTTTGTTAAAGTCTTTCCACGGTAATACGTCTTTTCCTTTTTTTATATATATAGAGTATTTGTCGTCTCCTTCTAGAATATCACAGATCGTGTGACCGCCGTAAACTTCTTGACCCACCGCGTAATGCATCGCATCATTCTTATAATCTTTACCAACACTAATCTTCCTTATTAATTTCGCCATCTTCATATCTTATAGAACCATCGTTAATATCTATGTCAAGAGTACCATACTCATCCTCAAATTCCTTTTGTAGGTCTAGTAACACGTTTTGTTGCTGAACTAGATTATGTATCATGCTGTGCTTTTTAGCCGCTACCACACCCACCTCGTGGTGCATGAGATTAATATCTTTAACCACGGCCTGTAGTTTTATTAGTTGTTCCTCAGATATTTTTTCTGGCTTAACCCCCGTTAACTCTTTGATCTTAGCGGTTGTACTGTTTTCTTTTTTTACTTTTGTTGTCATTTAATTTAATTTAATTTAACTTCCATTGTCCCCAGCTAGAATGTACTATTTTTAACATCTCGCTTTGGCTGTACTGTTTGTACCCTTCTATTTCTTTTGGAGTTTTACCCCTAAATTTTATAATTCCTTTCTTTGTTTGAAAAAAGAACTTGTTGTAATTATATCTAATATGTTCTTTTTGACTTAAGTACACTTTGAACCTACCTCTCTTTTTCTCTAAATCTAGAGTATCTACAAGTTTAGACTTTAAAATAACATATTTAATCTTGCGATCCATGTGAGACTAGTTTGGCTTCGATTATATCTAATTCTTGAGCGCTATTGTTCACGCAAAAAGTTGATATTTGTGTTCCATTAAGGAAGTTTTTCTCGCCACAAGTATGGTACAAAAATAAATCCTGATCAAATTGTTGATTTTTTGGATAACCGTTGTTATATGCGTCAGTGATCCTACTTGGGTTTATCGCGGCGCCATAAACACATATATCGTGTAACCAGCCGGTAAAATAATTTGCATGCCCAATTTCAACGTCACAAGCACCTAAGTTTAAAAAAATAGGCTCAGATCCCCCATAGTTCCACCTCCCACCGATACTAGTCACATCACTCTCTTTTACTCCATTTATATATATCGCTGCCAAATCAGCCTCTCCATTAACCACAATAGCAAAGTGAGTGTCTAGAGTCTTAAAATCAGTAGCGCTATGACTTGCAGACATATAAAATTGACTACTTGAATCAGCGTTATCCCTTTCCACTATAATCGCCTCGGTACTTTCGTCCCAAAAAACGCGCATGGAAAGGTCTGGTCTTCCTGAACCCACTCTCAACTGAAAAAAAGTATCCTCATTTCCGATCATAACATTGCCATTGTGTTGCGCCCAAAAGCTCACAACCAGCTCGTCTGGTAATCTTGCTGTTGTAGCGTCTTGCTCTAGCTCGAATGAGCAGTGGTCGTTAATTCCATCAAAAAGCAAACTAGTATCACTGCACCAAACAGTAGCTGGGTTGTACATTCCTGGAACCAAGCCATTACCCAACATTAGTAAGAGTAGTAAGCTATTAAACCCCCATCAGCATCGGCTACCTGCATTGACACCGCTGACCATCTTCCATATATAGTCATACCAGCTGGAAACTTCTGCGAAGTATCTACGGTCTCACTGTTAGCGCCATGACCGTCATCTGGGGTTGTAATACCAAAAGAAAGATCTCCAGGGTCTGCCGCTGTTGAAGCACCATTATTTAAACCGTCAGTAGCCGGTGTTAACACGTCTAATCTAGTTGTAGCTAAAAAAGATATAGCTACTATAACTTTACCTGTTGGTGGTATTAAGCTATTACCAATCGTGGCTCCATCTAAGAATCCACTACCTAATTGTCCAAACGCTAGTTCTGCGTGATTTTTATATGCCATAATTATTCTTCTATTGTCCAGGCTTCTTTAGCCAGCTCAGTTAATATTTGTTGATGCGTATAGGTGTCTTTACCATATAAAAATCTTGGCTTATTACCTGTGTATTTTACTAACGCTTCGCTTTTATCTATATTATATCTTAGCATACCCGCGTTACGGTTTAGTAGTTGTGAGAAATCAATGACAGAGTTTTCATCTGTTATTTCTGTTGTGTCTAATATTACGTATGTTGCCATGTTTTTGTTTTAATCGTCAGGTGTGTCTGTGCTAAATATTGCATCAGCCGCTGTTAATCCTGGGTTACCGTTTAACTCCTTGCAAACAACATTATCTATCGACCCCACAAAATCATTAACAGAAGAAGCATTAAATTTTAAGTATGTACTTGTGGCTACCAAATAATCAGTATAAGACCCAACTGCTGATGCATTAGTACCCCAATTACCTGTATATGCAGCAACATCTCCAGAGGTATAACTAGTAATATCATAAGTTATTTTATACGTTTTACCTGCAGTTAAAATACTCGTTTGATAAAGCATCGCGTTTGTACCTGAAGAATGACTAGCAACACCCCCGCTTATCGTCCACCCAGTCTCTTTTGTCCAATCTGAGTCGGTGTCAAAAGTTCCATTAGTAATTAGATCAGCTCCATATCCAGGATTATGCGCATCGTGAACAACTCCATTTGCTTTATCATCAAAAGGTCCATTACCCATTCTCCAATATCCTTGTAAGGCTGAAGAGTTATCGTAATTACCTTTATCGTTGTTTAGATCAAATGGTCTTCCAGAGTTGTACAGGGCTGCCACAGCGTCTTCATCTAAAGCCACGTTCCATATTGCCACTTCGTCCATATTACCTTCCACATAAGTCATTCCATCAAAAGCACCTATCTCAAAGTCTGCTGTATTATCTACATCCACACTGGAACCATAACTTATATTTGTAGTAGAACCATAAGTATTAGTGGTACCGTTTACATATATAACACCATCACCATCTCTATCTACAGTGACACAAATATGTACCCACGTATTTAAGAAACTATCCATTACAGCATCACCCGTCATGGCAAAAGCAACTACACCACCGGTTTTACCTATAACATATATTTTACCAGCAGTGGAGCTACCGGTATTAACAGTTCTTATTCTCCAAAAATTATCATTATCATCACGTTTACTAATAAAAGGCTGGTCATCTATATCATCGTGTGTAACTTTAGCCCAGAAAGAAACTGAAAAATCACCAGTACCCCTGTCTAATACGTCGCCAAGATTTAAATAATCACCCGAACCATCAAGCGATAAGCTGTAAAGTTGTTCGCTAGTAGAACTAGCTGTAGATAACGCGTTTCCTAATCCTAACATTAGTTACCTATGTAAAGCATTATTGGAGTTGCTGCGTTGTTTATCACTTTGGTCCATCTGCCATATATCGTTACACCTTTTGGAAAAGTAATCGTATCAGCGACTTGACCACCAACACCAGATTCTCCAAGGTCAGGAGATTCAACAGCATCGTGAGCCGCGTCATCTGTCCCAACGTACTCCAAGCCAGCTGTTACATCGTTGTCAGCAACTAAACCATTAGTAGCGTTAAAAACAGTATCCGCTAACATTGTTATTGCCACAAATACTTTTCCACTTGGAGGGGTTAGAGTAGCTGTTGTTGTGCTAATCATGCTTCCCATTTGCCCAAAACCGTAAGCTACCTCTGTTGAATTTATTCCCATAATTTTATTTTTTTACTTTTTCTAATGATCGTCCGCCAAAATAAGCACCGATCACGGTTATTAATACTATTTGTAATAAGTCTGTCCACTTGTCCTCGACTATGAATTTAATCGTACCAGCATCAATGAATATCATTAACACTGTTGATACAACTAAAAAAGCCAAAGTCATTGGTCTTATATTTTTTGCCAACCAAGAGTCGGAATTCATATCTGCTTCCCATCGAGATGTAATTTGCTTTTCCATCTCTACTTCATAATCACTTACAAGCTGCTTAATTTTAAGCTCAGCAGCAAGTTTTTCCTCTTTAGATGTATGTAGGTTATCTATGATACCACCAACACCCTTTACGAGTTCAGTTGCACCAGAGGAGAATATGTTTGATAGTATACTCATGTTAAAATGCGTTTGCGTCGCTTTCCCAAGGTAGATTGTCATCACCAGCTTCAACCCACTTGCCATTGTGCTGTATCATATCCATTCCATTTATTTCTGCTCTTGGAAAATCTTGACCATTATATATTATTTTATCATCCTCATACGCTAGCTTACCAATCTTCATGTCCGTGGCGTGCCTCATCTCGTGCATTACAATTTTTCTAGCCATAAAACTATTTGGATCAATATTTTCGTTTAAGTATATGTTTCCATCGTTATTAGCTTCGGCACCAACACTATCTGGCATTGGTTTGCGTACAACTGGATTACCAGGTACAGATAAACCATCTTCGTTTTCAACGTTGTTGAATTTGAATTTAGTTTTAATCTCGCCACTTACAGCGTATGGTGTTCTGCCCGTACCCATTTTAAATGCCATATTACCTGTCTTTATCTTTAATCATATCATCTATAGCTTTATTGTAAACTTTATCTGTATATGATTTATTTTTATAAAATACACTTCGCTCTGAAGTGGGTAAGTCTTCCTCACCTAATAGGATTCTATATATCCTACTTATCATTTGAGAGCATTTCCATGAAGTTTTAAATACTGAGTACTTAATTGTTGTTCTATTCCTGTGTCTCCA